ATTGGATGCTGCCGTGAATAGGCCCTGGGCTGCGGCTCTTGCTGAGCACGCCCGGTTGCAGCCATTGGAGTTGCAGGCGGGCGACGGCCAGCGTGCTGTCGGCGTCCTTAATGCTGGCGAGAACGCACCCGTCGTAAGGCGTGACGCCGACGGCGATGTCGACCGGGAAATCGGTCCCGCCCTTGGCGACGATGAGCTGGCTGATGCGCTTGAGCCCGTTGAGGTCGTAGTCGATGCGGTCGGGGCCGACTTGGGTGAACGTGTCGGTGGCTTCGACGTATTGCCGGGTGATCGTGCGGAGGGTGCCGGTGTCGGTTTTCTCCGACGTGTTCAGCGCGTAGCTCGTGCTGCCGACGGTGAGGACCGTCCCCGGTGTGCCCGCCGTGTAGGTGGCGGACGAAAATTGAAGGGTGATGCGGGTGAGAACGTGACGGCCGTTCGCATCGACGGTGAGCGCATCTTTGCCAAACTGCACCTCGGCGCTCTCGGGAATCTCCTCATATACTTTGACGAGGATGGCCTTGGACTGACGCTCGCGCGGCTGGCTGACCTCTTGGTCGATCAACCGCAGCTCGGGGTAGTGCTTGTTCGGCCGGCCGCCGACGATCGCGCCGGCGAAAGAGCCGTCGAAATACCCGTCGGGCGTGCCCGGGTCCTGAAAGCACTTCTGCTCGATCACGTCGGGCGCGTAGTCGTCGGAGATGACCTCCCAGCGTCGCGTGATCTGCTTGCGGCCGTCCGCAAGTTTCTTTACCGCGGCTTCTCCGATTACGTTGAGGGTGACGGCTCCGAGCGACATGATGATGTCCGTTGACCGTGTGCGCGCGTATGTCAAATTGTAGTCTATGCAAAAAAGACATTGACGGAACCGCGGCCGATTTGTTGAGTCCTCGTATCCGAGCGGGTGAGACTGCAAGGAAACTTGTGGCGACCCGCTCAAACAATTAGCCCGTCGAAGCCTCTCACCCCTTCGGCGGGCTTTTCTGTTTTCAGCCCATGCCTTCGGGAAAAACAAACCCCGCTCCTTGGCCCTTGAAGCCAACGAGGGAGAGAAACAAACGGTGTCCGCGCCTGTCCAACGACAAGGATGGCGGCACTGGAGAGGCCGGAAGTGCGTTTCCTGCGTAAAGTAGCCAAATCAAAGTAGTCCCTTGGGATGAAACGGAGTAGCCAAACACAATGACCCAGCGCCGTGCCTCCCCAGTGCTTCCATCCCACCAGCGCGGACTAAGTTGAAGACTGAGGAGAGCGGAAAACGATCAGACTGCGGAGCGCCTACCCGACACGCTACCCGAAAGGGAGGTGAGAAACACATGGGGCAAGGTATGATTTCAAGAAGACTTCGCCCGCTCCCCTCAGTCTTCAACCCATCCATGGTGCCAGCAATGGCAGTGAGGACCGTAGCAATGGACGATTGAGGAGAGCGGCGTGCAGTATTGCCGTTGCCCTAGCCGTGGAGGTATGAAACCGCTCCACGATATTGGCGATGGTTTGAACCCATGCCGCTCACCCCAATCTTCCACCCCTTGAAATGACATGATGCCGTGGGGGCAAGCTACGGGACAACGTGCATACGCGAAGCATGCTGACACAGCAGTTTCCTGCCACGCCTCCCCGAAAAGGGTGAGGTGTGCCCGCTCTCATCTAACCAGCAGTTGTCCGGCCCTTGGCGTATGATAAAACGGACACACGCTAAAATAACTATTTACAAACGCTGATCGCGGCCCAACGCGAAAGGGCATGAGCAAGATTGAGGCGGAAGCCCAAAACGGCACAGGGACGCAGGCGAACACCGATGGCAGCAATGCCGGAGGTCAGAACCAGGCGCCCGACGTGGAAAACATCAGTTCTTTATCAGACTATCGAGCGCTGGCAGCGCGCGTGCGAGTGACGGACCAACCGGTTGAACAACCGAAGCCGAAAACCGAAGTGACGACGACCGAGACCGTGACGGGTGGCGATGAAGCCCCTGCCGGTGATGGTGCAGCCGCAGGCGGTGAAGGCGAAGGCAACGACACGGGCACGCAGGGCAGCGAGGGCGACGAAGGTGCGGGTGAACAAGGCCAAGGTGAGGGCGCCGACAACGGCGACGGATCCTCCGGCGTTGAAACTCGGGAAGAGGGCAGGGAGGCAAAGCGCATCCACCTCAACCTTCAGGGTCTTTCCGCGATTTCTCGCGAGACGATCCTCATCATGCGTCGCAACCCCGACTTGAGCCCATCCGAGGCAGAGGCACGGGCGAAGACCAAGCTTGGCGTAAGCCAGCCGGGGAATTCGACGGCCGCACCCGCAGCGGGAACGCAGGGCCAGCAACAGCAGGAGGCGACCGCACCTGTCCAGACTCTTGAGGACACGCAGAAGCAGATCACCGAAGCCCGAAAGGCGCTGCGGGAGGCGACGAAGGCGATGCAGTTCGAAACTCAAGCCGAGCTGCAGGATAAGCTTTTCGACCTCCAACAGCAGGAGTTCCGACTGACGCGCGAGGCCGATACCAAGGCCAGCCGCGCACAGCAGGAGTTCCACACCACGGTCGACGTGAGCCAACGCAAGGCCCTCGAACTCTACCCCGATGTGGCGAAGGCGGATTCCCCGCTGGTGCGCCGCATGGAAGAGATCGACGCCGACCTCCAAGACAGCGGAAACCCGCTTTTCGATAGTCCCGACAAATACCTGAAGATCGCGCAGATGGCCGCAAACGACCTGGGGGTTGCCCCGAAGTCGAAGAAAGCCGCGAGCACGGTCGCCGCTGTGAAACCACAGGGGCAAGTCCAGCTCCCGGCACGGCCGGCCGCAGGCACCACGTCCAGAGCAACTCAACCACCTCCCATTTCCGGCGGCGGTGCTCGCACAACGCAGAGCAACGCAGCCCAAACGCTGAACGAGGTGCTGGATAAGGTGACTTCGCTGGACGATTACGAGGCGCTCAAACGTGAGCTACCCCGTCGCTAAACTTAGGCGACATCCAGCGGGACGAACCCGCTCCCGGCACATCGTGAGGCTTCACAAAGAAAGCTACTTCGATGTCTACTACTGTTTCAATTGCCGGTGTTAATACTGCCGAGAGCCTGTCCGCACAGGCTCCCGATTTCCTGCCCAAGTTGTGGAAGAGGGGTTCCGAGCTCTCCGAGCAAGCGGAAGACTTCTTCAGCGAGTTCGAGGGCACTTCCCCTGATAGCCCGATCCTCCAGGAGACCGACTTCTCCAAGGACGCGGGACAAACCATCGTCTACCGTTCCCGCGCCGGTCTCTATGGCGATGGCGTGATCGGCGATGAAGTCGCCGGCGACAAGGCCGAGCAGTGGCGCGTGGGCAACTACTCCTGCAAAGTGGATTACTTCCGCCATTGCACGGAGCACACGTTGCGCACGGAGGACGAAACCGCCCTCCAGAGCGAGATCAACGAGGGCATCCCCGAGGACCTCGGCGCGTGGTTGGGTCGCAAAAAGACGACTCACATGCTCATGATGTATCGCCACAAGGGTAACGGCGAAAACTACATCTTCGCCAACAACAAGCCCAACCGCGAAGCCCTCAAGAGCGCCGACGTGCTCTCCATGGATGGCATCGTGTCCTTCGGTCAGGTGATGAAGACCGCGGGCGCCCGCCCGGCCAAGGTCGGCATGGCCGGCAAGAACAAGATCAACCGCTTCATCCTCGTCGCCGTCGGCGAAGGGCTGGTGGCGCTCAAGACCTCCGGCGCCTACCGCGACGCTCTCGAAGCTGCGGGCAATCGTGGCGACACGAACTACATCTTCAAAGGCGGTTACGCCGATGTAGATGGCCATGTCATCCGTGAGTTCAACCCGAGCGACCACGACGGCTACGGCCCGATTGGTAGCCCGATGAACCCGCGTGCGATCGTCGGCGATGCGATCACCGCCGGCACGGCCACGTTCGACATCACGGGTGGCGGTTCTGCGGCTGCCGCGGACGTGAGCAACGCGATGTATTTCGAGCACTTCTCGAACTACCGCTTCCGCTTCCGCCCCGACGACATCATGTCGCTCGATACGACCGACCGCTACTGCATCATCTACAACACGAGCGGTGCGAGCGCCGGCAAGTGGGGTTTCTACAAGTATGTGACCAACGACGGTCGCAAGCTCGTGGTGACCGAACGTCTCGGCAGCGCCGCCTCGGGCATCCGTGCGACGACCGTGGGCAATGTCACCTACAGCGCCTCGGTGAACACCGATGCGCATCCCGAGGGCTCGATCATCATCGAGACCAACAGCTATGGCGTGGCCTTTGGTCGCTCCATCCTGCTGGGTGCGAAGGGCGCGATCCGCGGCTACGGTCGCTTCCGCAATCGGCGCTCGAAGGAGACGCTCGATGGCGAGCACTTCAAGCGCACGTTCATCACCTCGGTCTTCGGCCAAGCGCCGGTGGCTCGCGCGGATGAACGCCAGCCGCACTACCGCGTGATTGAGCACGCCCTGACCTATCAGGGGCTCAACCTGCCGGTCATCGCCTAAGCGAGGCTAGGTTCACAGGGGCGGGCGTTGTCCCGGCGTCCGCCCCTTTTTCTCTTTCGTTAACCGCCCCGCTTTTCACGCCATGTCCTCAAATATCAAAGTTTCCGTGCGCCTGACCGAGGCGTCCCGCTTCGGATCACCCGTCATTTTCTTCGTCGGCAAGTCCGGCAAGCAGCATCAGTTCATCTGGAACCCACAGGCCGAGCGCCACCTGTTGGGCGGCAAACTCATCGACGCCGCGGAGTGGAACAAGCTCGCGGAAGACCTGTTGGACCCGCGCGAGCGCAACCGCCACAAAGTCGTTGCTGAGATCGTGGGGGCCGAAGGCGCCCCCGCCGGCGAATCCACGGAAGAGTTGAAGGCGAAGATCGCCCAGCTCGAACTCGCGTTCAACCAGTCGGAGGAGGCGACGGTCGCGCTGCAATCGGACCTCTTGAAGGCCAGCCAGCGCATTGCCGAGCTCGAAGGCATCATCGCAGCTCCGGCCGCGGTCGCGCCTGATGTGAACGCCGACCTTCAGGCGGAGGTTGAACGTCTGAAAGCCGACAACCTCGAACTCACCAAGCTGCTTTCCGGCAACGCCGCGCCTGCGGATGAGCCGGCGAAGAAGGCGACGACCGCCCCTCGCAAGACCGCCGCGCAGAAGAAGGCGGAGGCCGCTGCCAAGGAAACCCCGCCCGCCGCTGAATAATGTTCATCGCCGACTTCACGGAACGCCTGGCCGCCCACCTGAACGTCACGACCGTCGTTTCGATGGACGCGCGCGATCAGTTGCGGTTGAGCGATGCCGTGAACGCCGGCTTGCAAGACTTCCTCGGCAAGGCGCCGGTTTACCTGAAGCGCGGATTGATCGCCGGTCTCCTGCCGGCACCTCGCACAGTGTCGATGCTGCTGACGGCCGGCAGTCGCGAAATCGGAACTTACGTTGTCGAGGACGCCGATGTTTACCAGACGGTGCTCGCCGGATCCTTCCGCAACATCATCGTGCCGGGCAACCTCCTGCTCTACCCATGGGAGGGCGAGACGGGCACGTATGAGGTGCAGATCTGTGGTGATGCCGTCGTGTGGGGAACGGGCGAGGCGTTAATCGAAAATCTTTCTGGCACGCCATTGCTCAACGATCGCACGCCGTTGCGCCACCGCGAAGACCTGCCGATCGACGAACTCGGACTTGGCACACCGAAAGAGTATCGCGAGGAGCACTATGGGCAGACGCTCGGCGGCCGGCCGTATTGGTGCCTACGCGTGTCGCCGCTGCCGGATGTGGCGTATCGCCTGAGTGTGCGCGCGCAAATCACGAGCTGGCTGATCACGCCCGCCTACCTGTCGAGTGCGACCACGCGCCTTCCGGTTGAAGATCGGTTGATCCCGCGGTTCATCGTTCCGTTCGCGCTCTACCATTTGACGTCTCACCGGCTGTGGAAGCTGCCGGAGACGATTCGCACGATCACGCAGCAATACCAGCTGGCGCTCGCCGATCTGGAAAATCTGCCGCGCGTGCAACACGTGCCGGCGAACACCGTGGGCACGCCCTGCGGCTACTGAATTTTTAACCCTGTAACGAAAGAACTACCATGAGCTGGAGCCAACAAAACGCGATTGTCCGCACCTCCTACGGCACGACCCGGCCGCTGAATCAGGACGAGATTTTGCAGGGCGTGGTCAACGAGGCGCAAAACGCGCTGAAAGTCGAAGGCGCGGGCGATGCCGCCGTCCTCGAACAACTGACGGCGCTCAATACTTCGATCGGCACGGGCGCCGATGGAGCGGGCGACCCGACGGTGATCGGGTTGCTCAAGCAAATCGCGATCAACACCACGCCTGCTCCGTAATTCTTAACATGCCTGGAGCCTATCAATTTTCTGATCAGCGGGCTGGCGACACGTTCGACGGCGCCGGCTTTCAACTCACCGACAACGGAGAGACTCCTATCCCGCTCGACCTCACCGGATGCCGGATTGAGGTCAAGTTCGTCGCGTCCGGCGCTCCATCTCAATCGATGCTGATGATCGGCGGAAGAGGGCGTTGTAAGCGCCTCACGACTGACGAGGGCGGCGGGCTTGAAATCACGGATGCCGCCGCCGGCAAGTGGGTGATTCACCCGTTCATTTGGACGCTCCCGGCTGGCGAAACGAATTGGGACGCCGCGCTCACTTTCGCATCCGGTCGCACGATCACGATTCTCGAAGGCTCATTCACCGTCCTGCCGGACCTGACCTGCTAAACCGCCATGGCTATCGAATACATTGTTATCACCGTCGACCCCGCTGAATGGGTGGGACAAGCGCGCGATCAAGCCGAGGCGGCACAAGCCGCTGCGGAAACGGCGCAGACTGCTGCTGCCACCAGCGAAAGTGCAGCCGCTGCCAGCGCGACCGCTGCGGGGGCGAGTGCGACGGATGCGTCTAGCAGTGCAACAGCCGCAGCAACGAGCGAAACTAATGCCGGCGCGTCTGCCACCGCGGCATCAGCCTCCGCCACGTCATCGGCCACATCGGCGACGAATGCCAGCGATAGCGCGACTGCCGCGGCTAATTCCGCGACCGCTGCCGCCACCTCAGAAACCAACGCGGGAACATCGGCCACTACTGCGAGCACGTCGGCGGGTGCCGCGGCCACGAGTGCCACCGCGGCGAGCACGAGCGCGACCGCCGCCGCTGCGTCTGCGACCGCTGCCTCGACTTCTGAAACGAACGCCGGGAATTCGGCGACCGCTGCGGCTGCGAGCGCGACGGCGGCGGGGGATGCGGACGTTTCCGCGGCTGCATCCAAGACCTCCGCAGCGCTGAGCGAATCCAATGCGGCTCAATTTGAGAGCCTCGCCAACACGGCACAACTGAACGCACAGGCGTCGGAGGCCAATGCGGCCGGGTCGGAAAGCAATGCTGCCACATCGGAGTCAAACGCCAGTGCGTCGGCGGCTGCGGCAGCCGCGAGCGAGGCGACCGCAACCGCGCAGGCGGGCATCGCGACGACGAAAGCAGCGGAGGCGAGCACGAGCGCAGTCACCGCGCTCAACGCAATCTCTCAGGCCTTCAAGGGCGGCCTTGCGGGTGCATCAGTCCCGGCGACCTCAACGGCCACAGGCGACACCTACCGCATCACGTCGGCGGGCACGTCGCAGTCCAAGACGTGGGTTGTCGGAGACGCCGCGATTTATAACGGCACGTCCGGAAGTTGGACCCAGCTCACCGGCTTCTTCGCGGGCGCGACGGCCTACACGGACACGCTCTCGGTTGCCCGTGCTCCGCAATCGGGCGTGTCGTTTGACGGCGTGGCAGGCTACGGGGAAATTTCGACGACGCTGCCCAAGCTCGGCGATGCAAACGGCGGTGTTGGTTTCAAGTTCATGATTCAGGCGCTCCCGTCCGAGAGCAAAGTTTTGTTCGGGACGGGCAAACGTGTAGGGACTTTCGTCGCGAACACATGGAGCCTCTACATGAACACGGGCGGCGTGCTCGTGTGGTATGAGTATGACTCAGGCGCGAATCCGGCTTACGGCGGGTCGAACGGAGTGCTTGCCACGATTTCGCTCAATCGGGTTTATGATATTTGGATCAGCCGCGACAAGACGAACAGCGAGCTTCGCGGCTACGTGGACGGGGTGAAAGTATTCACAATCGCATACACGGGAATTGATCTATCGAGCGCGAATCCTGTGCGCATGATGCGTGATTCGGTGTCCGCCTACGCCGGGGGCGTCGTCTTCGGTGCCGAGGTCGCGAACGTCGCCCTCACCGACGCCGAGGTAACCCTCAAGCACCGGTATGGTTGGTCTGCGTTGCCGCAGTATGCACACCCTGCTGGGGCGGGAGCGACGGGCTACACGTCGGACTTCTCGGCAGGTGTGGACTCGTGGGTTGTGTTGACTGGGACTTCTCTCACGGGGAACGTGGATAGTATTAACGGTGCGGACAATTGGGTCGCCCAAGAGCGCACCGGTGCGTTGGGTGCCCTCTACTCCCACCGGTCTGGCTTGCTCAGTCAGCGGGGCAAACGGCAGCGCATTCGTGCCACAATTTACGTCCCCGTCGGAGCGACCTACACGCACGTTGCTGTGCGGCAGGCGAGCGGCACCGGTGCAATCTCCGATGTCAAAGCGGTGACACCTGGGACCCAATACACCTTCGACTTCGTGGCCACGCCGGCCATAATCACCGACGGTGACCGCGTGTATGTTGGTGTATCCACATCGACGGGCTCGGGGTTTACAAATACCAGCACCGGCCAACTGCTCTACGTCCGTGATGTCATCGTGACCGACGTCGGCCTCGCAGGCTCGTGGCAGTTCGACTCGACGGGCGCGGGCTACCAGCAGCGCGACCTGTCTGGTGGCGGGCGTCCGCTCCTGCTCTCCACGAGTGGCGCGGATCGTATCCAGCGTGGTAATACGCTGGATGTCGTCGCCACAGTCACTCACGGCGCGTCCGGCAACCTCCAGCTCAACGGGCAGGCGATCCTCCCGTCGGGCACATGGAGGCTCGCGTGGGGCACGGTCACGAGCAACGCAGCCGTGACCATCAGCGTCGGTAACGTCTCGGCGGGCGCACAGCTCGTTTCCGCTCAAGCCACCACGGCGACCACTCAGCCTCTCACCATCGTGTCGGACGCGGCTCGCATCGCGTCGACGGTCAACGTGTGGAGCAACGCATCAGCCGCCGCGACTCTCACCTACCGCCTGCGCTACGAGCGCATCGACACCTTATAACCCATGGACCCGATCACATACCCTTACACAGTCGAAATCGAAGGCGTGCTCTACGAGGTGCTCGCGCCCGAGGGCGAGCCGGGCTATCGCGTGAGGCTTCCCGGCGGTCAAGTCACAGCGGTCCCCGGTGACAATGCATCCCTGATCACTGCTGAGGGTCTGGAAGCCGCGCTCGCCGCAGCCCAATTGCCCAACCTTCCCGCCGTTAAGACGGCTCTCCGGAATGTCGCAAAGGTCCGCCGGGCCGCATTGCTCGCCGCGGGATTCCCGTATGGCGGAAAGGTCATCCAAACGCGTGATATTGTCGACGTGTCCAACGTCGAAGCTGCCGCGCTCAAGGCAACCAACGACGCAGGCTATGCGACCTATTGGATTACGGAGGACAACTCGCTCCTTCCCTTGGATGCCGCCGGCATCATCGCCATGCAGTCCGCCATGGTCGACGCAGGAAACGAGATCTACGCCGCCTACATCACGATAACGGCGCAGATCGAAGCCGCCGCCGACATGGACGCTTTGGACGCTCTCCGAACCGCAGCCGCAACCTTCGCCCCATGATCCACCCCATCGAAATCACCCTCGTTCTGATTTGTCTTCTCGTGCTGCTCATCGCCATCCGCGCCGAACAACGGAAGCCGCGCACGGCATGGCGCAAGGTCTGGGTCGACCGTGAAGGTCGGAGCGCACGGGCCGATTGCTGGTATTGGGTTTCCACGCACGGCGGTAACGAGGTGTGGATAACTGACGAAGAGATGCTCGCCGGCAAGGTCCGCGCCGACGGGCTCCGCAATCACCCGCACGCATACGCATGAAAACGCCCACCCTGTTCGACTTGGTCTGCCTGTTCGCAGTTTTGATGCTGGCGGCATTCCTCCTCACCGGATGCAAAAACGCGCCTGCGACAAAAGCTCATCCTCCGGCGACGGCCACCGGCGGGCGCGAGGCCGCACAGATCGCCCGTGACTCGTGGCAGGCCGCGCACCTCGATGCGTTTCTTGCCCGCGTGCCCGACATAACCAAGCCGGAGCAGGTCACCGCCATGCTCAAGGTGCTCCGGGCTGGCTACACGATTACGCCGACGCCAACCGATATGACCGCCGCACAAAAGACCGTCGAAGCCGTCGCCAAGGGGAACCTCGCCGCGTCAGACGACGCCGCCAAGGTCTCTGCCGAGCGTATCGCCGCGCTAGATACTGCGATCACCGCCGAACGTGACGCCAGCGTCAAAGCAGAGAAGGCGCTCGCCGACGAACGTAAGCGACACGCCCAAGAGGTCGCCGACCTCAAAGCCTCGTGGTCGCGAAACCTCCAGCTCTGGACGGCCCGCGGCTTCGTTGGTCTCGGTTCGCTCTCTATCGTCGCCTCGGTCGGCGCGGTCTTCCTCTTTGGGCTCGCGGCCAAGAAGCATGCAGCGGGCGGCACACTTTGCGGTTTGCTCCTCATCGCCGTGGGATTCGCCGTCGGTGAACCGTGGTTCCTGTGGGCTGGCCGCGTCGTGCTCTCACTGTTCGCGCTCTCGCTTATTGGCTGGGGAATCTACGTCGCCCGCACCGCGATACTCGAACGCCGCCTGCGCACCGCGATCCAGGACGCCAAAGACGAAGCGGTGACCGGTGGAAAAGACGCCGAACACGGCTGGGCGTGGCTAAAAGAGCACCTCGCTTACCGCAATCCACGTCCAAAGACGGGCGAAAAGTCCGCACTCGAAAAAGAGATCGACCGCCGCCTCGCCGCCGAGGGCATCAACACGCCTGCCTAAACTTTCCCATGCCGCCCAATCGCGACCACGAAACCTCCTCACTGCATAAACGCGTCTCCGAACTGGAGGCCGAGAGTGCGGTCCACGCCGAACGCTACGCCTCGATCGACAAGATGCTTGGTCGTATCGCGACCGCACTGTCCGGCGATCCCGACAACGACATCCTCGGTGTCATCGGCCGCATGAAGCTCCAGGATCAGACAATCGCGACGCTCAATGCGAAGTTCACGGCGCTTGAATTGGAATGGATGGCCGTAAAGCAACAGGCGGTCGGTGCTGGCAAGGTCGGCAAGGTCCTATGGGCCTTCGTCGGTGCCGGCGGACTCGCGCTCGTCTGGAAGGCGTTCCAGGTATTTAACGGCTGATCACCCGTGGCGTGCTCACCGCTCCCGCAGCTTGAGTAGCATCGGAAGCGCCTCCCGAATCTTCGTGTCCGTGATCGCTGCGATCACCGTCGGCAGTTCATGAGCGGGGATGGTAGCAAGGGCGGTGCGTAAAGCCAGCGACCCGGGATCCTTCGACGACGCGGGCAGGCTCAGACTCACCATCTCACGCGCGCTGCTCGCGCCGTTCTTCTCATTCGTCCAGAGCGAAAACAGGTCGTTGTAGAGCTTCGTGCCTTCGGCGATGCCCATGCCCTTCGTCAGCAGTTTTCGGAAAGTCTCGCCCTTCGGCACCGCTCGGCCGGCGCAGAGCTTCCAGACCACGGCTTTGTCCACGCCGGAGCGTCGGGACATTTCAATCTGGGAGAGCTGTCGCTCATCCAGTTGAGCTTTCAATTGTGCGGCGAGTTTTTTCATGATGTTGTCGAAGTGGTTTTTTTGGACGGTGTCATATTCAGCCATGCGAGGCCGACCTCGCGAGACACAAGTTTTGCGAGGTAGTTGCTCCAAAGTCGGCGTGAGTTCTGGTGTCGCAGCCGGACTGACGTCGCTCCCGGATCTCGGTAGGCCGACAGATCGTAGGTGGCGAACGAGTGCCGGAGTGCGTTCGACGGCCATGTGGGAATGCGCTGAGGTTCAGGCAATGCTGCGAGCCGGGCTTTGATTTTTTTCCACAGCTTGACCCCCGGCGCGGGCAGGGTGCCGCTCGGTAGCTTTTTCGGCAACCATGTCCAAAAGGATTTCGGGAGGTCATCCATCAGCCAATCGTCACGCGTTTTCGACCCAGGTTGCGCTTCATCCATCGAATCGATGAACCAACCGGGAACGAGAATCGTCTTTTCCTTGGCGTCGATCCACTCGCCTTGAAACCGGTTGGCCTCGGCATCGCGGACGCCGCGAAACACCTGGATGGCCAACCACGGGACGAACTGCGGGTAGGTGGAATGGAAAAGATCGAGCATCGCCTGACCCTGCGGGACGGTCAGGATGCCCTTACGGCCGGACGGCACGGTCGGCAGTTCGGTCTTCGGATCGACGTTGAGCAGGGGATTCGTCGGTGCCCAACCTTGGCGCCAACCGTAGATGCAGAGCGTGCGCACGGCCGCGAAGTAGTTTTGGATGCTGCGTGGACCGCATTTCTCGCGTGTCTTCGCCAGCGAGAGAGCCCAATCGATGACCTCGCGGCTGGTCAGGGTGTCGAACGGCCGTGCGCCAAAGGTGGAGGCGAAGACCTTCAAGCGAGTGGTGAGGTCGGCAACCTGCGGGTCGGAGCGTTTGAGGTCCTCCTTGCGCTCGGTCAGGCGATCGATGGCGGTCTGAACGGTTGGTGTGGGCTCGTCGTTCGGCCGGTGGCGTTCGGCCCAAAAGCGGGCGACAACCCGCAAGTCGGTGCCGCGGGCGAGCTCCTTGGCCTCGGTGAATTCCGCGTGATCGCCTGGCGAGTAGGAGAGGGCGGCGTTGCCATGCTTCTTGGCCGTGCGCCGTTGCTCCGCCTGTTCTTCGAGTGCCGCGGTTTTGGTGGCGAAGAACGCGCGCTTCTTCTTCCCGTCGGCGAAGTAGGTGAGGAGCCACGGCGCCTTGGCGTAGCGCGGATCGGAAAGGCGGCGAATGCCCCGAGGGAGTTTAGCGGGTGTCCGCTGTGTCCCTTGTGTGTCCGTTTTTTTCGGTAGTTTCTGCATTCAAATGGGAGCTTATGTGATGCCCTCCCTAGGTAACGCAACCCTTCCTCTGGTGGAGCAGATGGGAATCAAACCCACTTTGCGACCGCTTTGGTTGAGACACTTACGAAGGTTTTTGGCGGTGTGTCCGTTTTTGTGTCAGTTATAGAAAGCGACCCGGTATCCGGCGGTGGCGGAAAACCACCAGAGGACCAGGGTAGGTAAAATGAGCCATCGGAGCCAGTCATGGCGCGTTTTGTTGATGTCGGTAACCATCGCGCGTGCCATGTAGATAAGGCCGCCCAGTGCGATGAAAGCCGATAATGGCGCTAGGATGCGGTCGAACGTCTCCATGGGTTAGGTTGTGAATAACTTTCGCTTGCTGGCCATGTTCGCCCGAACACACTCTTTTTTGAAGTCGACCCCCAGCGCCCTCTGTCCGAGGTGCTGACCGACCTTTCCGGCCGGAGCCGGAGCCCGCCCCTCGGCGCACCGAGGAACAAGGACGATGTCAGATCATGTCCACAGAGTCTCCAGTCCTTGCGAACTACAAGCCCAGCGCTTTCTACTTCCGGCGCGCCATCCGCAGCGCCCGCACCAACGCAACCGCGCACGCGGCCGCCCAAGGAGTGATCCTCGAACTGGAGTTGCTGCATGCGTGGATTCTTGAGCGGCATTTGTTTAATCCTGAGATTCCAGATCGTCGCGCCGAACTCGGCAGGTGTAAGACTTTGCGGAAGATTAAGGACTGTGGATTGGCTGCTGTGGCAGACCTCGAGCGCCTGAAGGCGGGCGTGCGCGATCTAAATTTGATTCCGCCCAAGTGGCGCATTCGCCCGGAAGAAGCGGCGGATAAAGGGTGGGGCAAAGTTATCCCGCTCGCTTGACGCGCTTCTTTGCGACCGTCGGGTATTTCAGCGGCTTGCGATCCTTTGCACTGGCACCGGCGTGAATGTCAGGATCTTTCCGCACCGCGACCGTGCCGGTGGCGGGGTCTTCAGCCACGGATGAACGGGCGATCTCTTCAGACAACAGGCGTTCGATCAATTCCGAGAGCGTCTCGTCATTGTCGTAAGCAAACTGTGCCGCGTTGGCCTTGATTTGTGGATCAAGCGTGAGGTTCGTCGCCACACGTTTGGTCTTTTTCAGAGGTCTTCCCATAGGGAACTTATGCGCATAAAAATAAAGATCGGTCAAGAGGCTTGACGTGCGCATTTTCATGCGCATTCATATGCGCATCGTATGGCACGCCCAAAGACAGGCCGCAACGGCTCACCGACCAATATTTACCTCGACTCCTCTGTGAAGGAGCGTGCGCAGGAAGCGGCGAAAGAGCGTTATGGATACAGCCTCAGTGAGTTGGTTGAAAAACTTCTAGAGCGGGAAATGTCGCTAAAGCGCGGCTTGCTGGGAGGTTCAAAGTGAGCCGCATCGTTTCGATTTACGCGCTTTGGAATGCCGACTCGATTGTCTACGTGGGCAGGTCCTGCAATGTGAAGGATCGCCTTCACGCGCATCGTGCACGCGGAATCAAGTTCGACTCGCACTCGGTGCTCGAAACTTGCGGTGCAGAAGTGGCCCGTGATCTTGAGGAAAAATACATTCTTCTCCTGAATCCCGAGCATAACCTGCGGAAGAGCGGACACGGCCCATTGCCCGGGGTGCTCACGGAGCGTTCTGTGCTTCGGGTTGAAGTTTCGACGGAGCTGAAAGCCAAGGTAGTGACACTCGCGAAAGCCGACAATCGGACGGTTGCCGACTGGCTCCGCGTTCAGCTGACCCAAATTGTTAAGCGCAATTCCGCCAAGCTTTCGCATGTCAGCATCGTTAGGGGATTATGCCACGGTAAGCGTAAGGCAATCTTGGGAGGTGCGAAGTGATCGCGGCATTCCCGACGCTGACGGCTGAGGTGATCGTTGCACGGATGCGCATGGGCCGTAAACGCCGGCACGCCCGGCAGGTCGTGATGACCGCCTACATCCGTGAGTGCGCTAAGCGGGCGACCACCAATAAAACTTTTCCCCGACTGACCAACGGCACCGCGTCGCAATCTGAGGAGATGCGAAAAGCCGCGGAGATGCCCGAGGCTACGGGGAATTTCACGCAGGGTAGCTCAGCGGTAGAGCAGGAGTCTCATAATCTCCACGCCGCGGGTTCGATTCCCGCCCCTGCATCAGTTCCCGGAGCTGCGACT